GGTGGTGCTACGACGCGAGCAATGATAACGAGCAGCGGTAATCTGCTGGTGGGGACGACGAGTGCGCTTCAAGCATCTTTGTTTGAAGTTTCATCGAGCGCAAGAGGTGCGTATGTGCTTACATCAAGTGCAGCCGCGTGGGGTTTATGTGTAGATGCATCATCAAGCAGTTATACGGATACAACTTACGTTGCTCGCGTACCAAACAGAGGTTCAACAACGGCTTATAATTTTGTAGCATATCAAAATAGCACCGGAAATGTTTTTTTAGTGTATGGAAACGGAAATGCTGTAAACACCAACGGTTCTTACGGTGCAATTTCTGACGTAAAACTCAAAGAAAACATTGTCGATGTAAGTCCTAAGTTGGACAAGCTGCTTAATGTTCGCATTAGAAATTACAATCTCAAGAACGACGAAAATAAAACAAAGTTAATTGGCGTAGTTGCTCAAGAACTTGAAGAAGTTTTCCCGTCGTTAATTGAAGAAATTAACGACCGCGATGCAGATGGTAACGATCTTGGAACTACGACTAAATCCGTTAAATACTCGGTATTCGTACCAATCTTAATTAAATCGCTTCAAGAGCTGAACGCAAATCTAGTTGCGGAATTGCAAAGCCTTCGCCAACGTGTCGCCGCACTCGAATCCAACTAAAATACATGAACACCGAACAATCAAAACCTACCATCGACATCAACGACCTCGTTGCCGTCGTCCAGCTCATCGACGTTTGCTCCACTCGCGGCGCGTTTCGCGGTGAAGAACTCGCCACTGTCGGCGGCTTACGCACTAAGCTCACCGAGATCGTGAAAGCCAATCAGCCTGTGCCTGAGGCACCGAAAGCTGAATAAAATGGCCGGAATAAAAGACGTTAACTGGCGCAGCTTCGTTGGCCCACAGGACAACGGCAAGCTGGTTACGTCTGAGGACTGGCAAGCTCCGTCGAACCCGAAAGAGTACGACGACCTGTTCAAATGCAGCAACGTGGATGGTCTTATCGCTCGCGGTTTGACCATCCCCGCTTCCCGTGAGGACTCGATTGATTGTGTGCGCGGTAGCAATTACCTGATTCAGTCCTGCACGATTCAAGGCTCAACGACGGTGAAAGGAGCTATTGACGGATTTGAACTCAATAACTGCGTCATCAGCGGCACCGTCGAGTTGGGGCAGTACGACAACTACTGGACGCGAGGCCGCGCTCCGACGCGCAATGTCCGACTCGTCAACTGTTGCTCACCGGATGGCTCTCCTGTTCGCATAAAAATCTGGGACGCCGAGCTGTCGCTGATCGCAGGAACGAGCGTTCAGGTCACGCGCATCCCAAAATGGATTTGGCTCCCCTACTTTTTGTTCCGCCGTTTGACGAATCCGAAATCAGTATAAGCCATGCTCGACCTTATCACAAATGCTCTCGGTGGCGGTGCGCTCGGTGTCTTGCTCCGCATCGGCAACGGCTTTTTCGAGAACTACAAGGCCGGACAAGATCACAAGCGGAAGCTCGAAGAAGCAAAGGCGATGGCTGAGATCGCCAGCGACAAAGCAAAGTGGGATGCGTTCACGGCTAGCCAACAAGCGGCAACTCCTCCGGCCAACACTTCGGCATGGGCGGCCAATTTGATAACGCTGTTTCGCCCATTCATCACGCTGCTTCTTTTGATTCTAGTGACCATCGTTTTCTTTCGCGTCACGGCATCCGAGCAAGCTGAGATGATCGACGAGATCCAGTTCTGCGCTTTCAACTGCATCGGGTGGTGGTTCGGAGATCGAATGAGCCGCAAAAAATGAACGACCACAAGGATCTCATGGAAGTCGCCAAACTCTGGAAGGAAACCGGCTGGCTGACGGCGGTCATCGGCGGCGCCGGCATGGTTGCGCGACTCCTGGCGAACCCTATCCAGGGCACGATCTGGGACAGCGTGCGGCGCGTTATCATGGCGGCCATCGTCTCGACCCTTGCTTGGGTTATCGTGGAGCAGATCGAAGTCAGTTCCCTGGTTAAGGCCGTGACCTACGGCGTCGCCGGGCTCCTGGCGCCGGAGATTATCGACGGGCTCACGACTCTCGCAAAAAAGTATTCTAAGAACCCGGGCAAGCTCTTGAAAAAATGAACCCGAAACTGATCACCGCTGCACTCGCTGCAACCGTCGTCTGTTTTGCAGGCGTCGGAGTGATCACAGTAAAAAGCGTTTCCAAGCATATCGCGGCGAGTGACAAGGAATTCGCCATGACGAGCAACGTGCTCAGTCCGCTGTTCGATGTTTACGGGCTCGAGATTGTCGATGGCCAGGCGAAGGCGAGCAAGGGACTGATCGATCCAAAGGAGTTTTGTGCGTCGCTGAACAAGCTCCAGGCTGAAGCCGAGCGATTGCTTGCGGAATTTGGCAACCCGGCGGATCTCCTGGCGCAACACAAACTCGTCGCAGCCTACCTCAAGAAAGCTCGAGACCTCTGCGACCGGGGCGAGATCTCAACCCTCGACTCGCCGGCCATGACGGCCGAGCTATACGCGGTCATCGAGCCCATGACAGGGCTGATCAACAAGACTCTGCAAGATCAACTCGCTCTTTCGCGCACGCACAAGGACGCCTCGGACCAAGCTCTGCTCACATTCGAACGGTTCGCCAGCGTCGCGGCCGGCCTGGGAATCGTCTTTGCGGTCGCTCCCTGGATCGGGGCGAAGAAGAAGCCGGCCGCCGCAATCGCTCCGAAGGTCCGGAAAAAGAAGGCCAAGCGCTGATCGGTTTTGACGGCCATCGCATCAGCGATGGAACAAGTCATCACTTTCTCAGCTTCGGCCGGCGTCATCGACGCCGAATCCGGCATCATCCGCGGCGTCTCGCTGATCACTAAAGGCCCGGCGCTCGGTCACGGCGTCATGATTGACGACAAGACCCTGGAACAGGTTAAGACCGCGGCCGAACAATACGCCGGCGGGCTTAAAGTTAAGCTGAACCACAGTGGCGGCGCCGGCGACATCGTCGGTTACATCGATGCGCTGCGCATCAGCGGCGAAAAGCTGCTCGGCGATCTGCATCTGCTGCAAACCTCGCCTCATCGCGCTTACATTTTAGAGATCGCCGAGCGGATCCCGGACACGTTCGGGCTCTCGATTGCGTTCTCGGGTCCGTCTGAAAAAAGCACGGACAAACTTACAACTTTGCAACGGTGCTCGGAAATCTACTCGGTCGATCTTGTCAGCGAACCTGCTGCCAATCCGAACGGATTTTTTGCGCGCAAACTCAAACTCGAGAGCGATGTCAGCGAGTCGCCGGAAGCAGAAATCGAAATCAAATTACCTATGAATGACGACCTCAAACAGGCCATCGAAGGCATGATTCAATCTGCCATGATGGGCATGAATGATAAGATCGCGAAGCTCGAAAGCGCTCTCGCTCCGAAAGAAGACAAGCCCGCCATGATGAGCGCGCAGAACGAAGTCGTGCAGCTCGCCGCCAACACCGCGGCCCTCGCTGCCGTCAAAGAATTTGCCAAGTCGTTCGGTGCGCCAGCCGCTCCGATTGCCTCGGCCGAAGCAGTCAAACCAGTCGTGCAGGTCCAGAAGTTCGAAGATGTCGTTGCCTCTAAAGCCACCGAGCTCAAGGGCGACAAATCCTCGGCCATCACCTTCGCGATCAAAAACCATGCTGACCTTTACGCTGCGTATCGCGCACGCGTTCAAGGCGGCGAACTCGTCAAACTCTAATCTAAACTACCATGGCAACTTCATACCAAAACAGCGGCAGTTTTGTCGCTAATTCGGCCATCACGGCCTACCGCCTCGTATCAATCTCAAGCAATAGAGGCGTCGGTCTTTCCGCCACCGCTTCCCTGCCTGACGGCGTGGCTACGATCGACGCTGCAAGCGGCGACTTCGTCACCGTTCAATTCCTCGGTGGCAACACCGTCAAAGCCACCCTGCTCGCAGGACCGGTCACCGTAGGTGATACTCTCTTCACAACCGCCAACGGGACCGTGGCGATTACCGGGAGCATAACGGTGGGCAAATCTCTCACCACCGCCTCTGACGCTTCGGCCATCATCGAGATGCTGCCAAAGAATCTCTAACCCTTAAAAAATAAATTACCATGTATAGCAATTCCGCAGCCATTTTCCGCGGCGATATCGCCGGTGTAGTTGAGCAGGCAAAAGACTTTGAGGCCGGCCTGATCGGCACCGCCGTCATGCCAATCCTCGACGTGCCCGTGCGCGCCGGCCAATATCCATCCTTCGTTTTGAAGGAAGGTCAGCTCCTCAAGAGCGACATGAAGAACCGCTCGCCATACAGCGCCTACGCTCGTGGCACCCGCGCCTTCGTGCAAGACACCTACACCGCGCTCGAGTACGGTTACGAAGAGGCCGTTGACGACACCGTCACCCTCGACGTTGCTCGCTTCTTCGACGCCGAAGTCATCGCCGCCAAACTCGCCAAGCGCAAACTTCTCCTGGCGCACGAGCTTCGCGTCGCTGCCAAAATCTTCGACTCCAGCACCTTCACGGCGACGAATTCCGGCACCGCTTACACGACCGCGAATCTCGCCACGTTCGACGCTGGTCAAGACGTGCAAGAAGCCATCGATCGCTTGCTCTCCAAGGGCGAATCTACGACCAACCTCAAGGTGGTCATTCCATATCCAGTATGGACCCGTGTTCGCGCCAGCACGAAATTCCAGAACCGCCTCCGCGGCACCGGTCTTTCGACTGACACGATCCTCAACGCTTCTACCCAAGCAGCCGCGGAGGTATTTGGCGTTTCTGAGGTCCTGATTGGTCGCGCCAGCTACGACCAAGCTCCCGAGGGTGTGGCGTTCTCCGCTGCCAATGCCTGGGCCAAC